AGGTATTTTTTCATGAAACTTTTAGAAGATGTAGGAAGCTCTCCTTACATATTTGTGGATAGGTTTCCTAAAGTCATCAGATCTAGGTTGACAGCCTACTACCTGAAGAAGACTATCTCAATGCTAGACTATTATAGCACCACGAAGATCTCCAAGGTCCCAAGGCAAGGTGAAGATATGGTCCTTTATGACTACATGAACATCAAATCCCTCTTCAGCAAAGGATTCGTTTCGTTGGCTTGCAAGATAAATGAGTTTTATTTCGGGTATGTGGTCTCAAAAGAAAGGAACACAGGGAAAGACAAGACCTTCAAAGTGTTGACTAAACTAATCAAGCAAGAGCAAAAGTTTAGACGGAATGTGAAGGGAAGCATTTTCTCAAGACAGGAAGACTTCGAAGAGTTCAAAGCTAACATGCCCCTCCTGAAGTTTTTCTCATCTGCTTTTTCAGATCTTTTAGAAGGCAAGTTCGGCCCAGATTACAAGGCCAAAATCATGAATGATTTCATCCACACTGCCGCAAGAGTGAATTTCAGTGATCTAGCCACTCTGAAGGTGTCTTCTAGAGACCATTCTAAGGACGTAGAAGTACCAGTAGGAGGGGAAACAACTGAAAAGATCTATGAGAAGCTGAAGTCAGACTTCCCTGAGGAGATACTGAAGCGACCATTTTGCATGGAATCTATGACTCAAATTATCAAGCTGTATAGAGATGAAAAAGGCAAGGATGTTGAGCATGTCTCTCAGCTAGCTCCATGGTGCTTGAGCAGGTTAATTAGCAAGGGTTACTTTGACAGTGATCAATTCGACAAGTCACAGCATGGAGGGGAGAGGGAAATACATGTTCTTGAATTCTCAGCTCGTATTGTCCAATTTTTTGTTGAGTTAGTATCTAGAACCATCAACTCATACTTCCCCTCAGAGACAACAGCTAATCCGGACACAAAAGATAGGTTTGTGAAAGAGCATTATGCAAAATCCAGAGAAATGTTTGGAGAGAACTTCACTACAGTTTCTAAATCAGCTGATGCAACAACATGGTGTCAGTTCCACCACTCCAGTCATTTTGCAGCCATGTTCCAGGCCATTCTTCCTGATGAACTCAAAGAATTTACACTGACTGCACTTTCTCTCTGGCCCAGAAAGAGGCTATCCTTCCCTATCAAGCAAGCTGCAAATCTGGCACACAATGTGGGAATCACAACAGACAACGAAGTATTCAAGCAGTTCACTTCTGATTTTGAAAAGGGGGAAGGCATGTTTCTAAGACCTAGATCCAATAATATAGAGATAATATCAGGCATGTTTCAAGGAATACTACACTCCACAAGCTCCTTGTATCACACAATGATTCAAGAAGTCATGAAACAAGTTATGATCCAAGCATGTGCTGGTAGACTGGGTCTAGGGAAGGTATTGATTACAATGGTGCAAGGTAGTGATGATTCTGGGTGTTTGATATCTGTGCCAGGAAAGCCCAGCATCAGAATCTTCCAACTTCTCAAAAGACTTCTACTATGGAAAGAAAGAGTTTCTCCATTTTTATCTGTTTTTTGTAATGAAGCTAAGAGTTCCATTGGCACTCATGACTTGATTGAGTACAACTCAGAGTGGCATGTCAGACATATGATCGTCAAGCCCACCTTCAGATGGGTTAGTGCTAGTCAAGAACTGTCAGTAACCGAAAGGTTTATAGACAGGTTTAGGATCTACAATAACATGTTGACAGAATGCTTAACAGGAGGTGCATCTGCTCTTGAATGTTCCGTCATCCAATTATTCCAAGCAACAATGCACTACTGTCTCATGGGTCTTTTGTCTAGCAAGAATGATGATCTCAACCAGGCATATCTGGAGATGATAGTGGCTAACCCCGATCCTCTGCATGGATTCTTCCCAATGGACGAGGATGTTAGCTGTGGAGTAACCGGAGTAGAGTTTTTACTCTATAGACTGTATAAAACTACCTCTTTCGGAGTCAATCTTAGAATTTTAGGCGAGTCAGAAGCACTTATGGATTATTCTCCCGAGGACCTGCCATCTTGGATGAAAACAAAGGACATGTCTTCGGTTAGATTAAAGTTCTCCAAGATGTCAGTTTTCTACCGTGTCTTAGAGAGGATGAATATAGAACCCCTTGAAGATGCTGTTTCTGCAGTAGAAGAGGACCCTACAATATTGTTCAACAGATCAAACAGATGGACAGATGAGCAGCACAATCTTGTCCTCAAAGTCTTTAGTAGTGGTGTGAAAGAAAGCATATCGAACAGGTCGTCAATGCTAAGGATGGCAGCTTCATCAGCATACATACTGACTAATAAGTGCTTCTCTTCGAGTGAGGACCAGATAGATTCAGACAAGGACAACCAACCTAAGAAACACACTCTGTTGAGTTTGATGAGCAACCACAGAAACAAAATTCAAGGGATGTCCAAGGCAAGCTCGGATTGTGAAAGACTCTTCCCTTACTTCCGTGAATACGACAAACTCCTATCAGATATCATGAACATTAAGAAAAATAGCATAGTAGTCAATCAATATGTCAAGAGGACCTCGAAAGTCAAGCTAGTTGTCATAGCCAAACCGGTTGGGGAAACAGATGTGATAGATATGTGCGTGAGACAGTGGTTTGATAGAGGAGCTCCATCCCTCTCCCAGGGCCAATTCTCAAGGAAGTGGAAAGAACTAGAAGCAAGGTTCCCTTTCCTAAGCCGGAAGAAAGGTGGAGATGGCATTTCCCAAACAGCATCTAACCTGGGACTAAGTGTCGTGCAGACCAAGTCATTTCTAGAGAGCATGACCAACCGCAGTAGGACTATAGTACTGTATGACAGTGCATCTAAATCCGGCACTCTAACCTATTCATTAAGCAGGATATTTTGGCCCAACACCAAACTAATCCTACCTTACAGTTCTGTGGATGACAAGATAAGCGAGTTGAGAAGCAGACTTTTTTCAACCATGTCTTTTTGGTTCACCAGAGAGGAGACAGTGCAGCACTGCAAAAGTCTTCTAAGAACCTGCGATGAACTAAAGAAACCCTACTTAGAGATACCAAGGCATGGACAAAGGCTTAAAATCATATATGAAGCTCTGACTGGAACAAGGAATAGCAGCTTAGTACATAGAATAGCAGACAGCAAGAAGGGTCTACTTGGGTCATATGTTCAGCAGCAACGGGGAAAAGGGTCATCCAGAAAGGGTAAGGGAGTGTGGCAAGGATCTATATGTGGTATAGGGGTGAGAATATTCATGACTGACAACACATGCACCTCCATCACAGTCAACGCACTCCACGACACTGTGTCCTTAGGGTGGCATCTGAATCTCTTTATGAATGAGTCATCCCTCAAAATGCCCAGTCAAGGTGAAGGAGACCACCTATCCTCGAACTGCTGGTTGACCCATGAGGGGAAAATAGTGGTATCTCGAGAGAACCGAGGAGTTCCCATCCTCCAAGATAAAAGCATGAAAACTGTTGGAACCGAAGAAACTGCTAATATGGTGTGGCAAGTTGATGTCAACCAGAACAATCTTAGGCTTCGAGCTAGGGATCCCTCATCTGGGTCCTTGATAACAATCTTATCTGAAACACTCACCAACAGAGACTGGATACCCAGCTTGACAATTGATACTGATGACCCAGTTTTTAACAAGTGGGCAAGAGGTGACTCAGTGTCACTCCCTAACCTAGAGTCTGTGCTCAATGCAGAGTTTCCCAAAACAAGGTATGAATTTGCAATGGCTAAAGAAGATTTCAATACGAACAAGCTGGTGGGCAAATTTGGTTGGGATTATAAGAGGTTTCAGGATGTAATGAGAGATGCAATAATGGAGCGAGGGTATTCTAAGTCTAGAGAATCAGTTCTTGTAGATGAAGATAACAACACCTTGGATAATGAAGTCATGAACAAATTCAACCTCATGATGGGATCTCTAGTTGATAGGTTTGATGAAGATTTAGATAAGGAGATTGAGGACTGGGCGGCAGAGGTGGATATGGAAGAGGAAGCTTTGAATAACCTATGGGGTATAGAGGATGATGAACTAATTGATAGAGATGTCGAAGGGAATCTGCAATTATTTTCTGACCTTAGCCAAAACATTTTTTATGAACTAGTTGATAGAGAGAATCTCACCAAGAATTTTTCAATGCCTTCTGCATCTAGATTCTTCTCACCTATAGAGCATATCAATATGATTGTTAATGGAGAGTCCTTGAGGAAATCAATACAGAACGATAGGAATGCACCTGGGTTCCTTGGAATCATCTACACCATAATCAAAGGTGCATTTTCAATCGGCAAGGACAACAACTTGACAAGCGAGATCATTGAGCTAGAGGAGGAGATTGATTCTGTTAGTTCAATGGTATCTAGACCTGGTGCCTTAACATCTCTCAACCTAGATGAGCTAAGGGTCCACATATCCAACCTACAGGATGAGCTAGATAACACAAATCATCTGCATTCAAAAAGGATCAGAAAACTTCTAAATATATACAAAGACAGAGAGGAGGAGGTATTGTCCAAGATTGAACCCGAGACATCCGATCTCATAATGATTAATTCTTCTTTGATAATGGATCAACTCATCAATTATTTCTCAACCAACGATCTATTACCAATAGACATGAAGAACCTAGATGACATACTGAAGAGAAATATATTCACCACCATTGTTACAACCATGTGCTCTAGACAAGATGACATAAGCCAGAGTGAAAAAGATGAGCTCACACTCCACCTATCCTCGGGCTCCATCAGTAGAGGATCATTACAGACAATCAGCTCAGCTTACAACTTAAACATCAGGCTCAATGGAGATATCATCAACATGACAGATAAGAACACCGAGACCATAAACTTAGTTATATAAACGCGATCTTTTTG